TTGTAAAACCCGTCCCGTCTATATCAACTCCGGCCACGGTTTGAAGTTCGTAGGTCAAACCAGCACTTCCAGCAAGTTTGTAAGTATTCCCATTAAGTTCGGTCATCCCCACAACGCCATTTATTGTGATATAATCATCATCGGAAGCAGATGCGACCGCTACGGTAATAACTACCGGATCAGCTTTGGTTGCACCTGTGATAGTCATTGCCACACCATTGTCTGAGGTAAGGCCTGAATCCACAAAGAAGCAGTCTGTCCGATCAGAACCCCAATTCCAGGGTTTGAAGTATTCAACATATCTTCTTACTACTCCACCTATTGTTCTCTGAACGACAACCCAAACCTCATCTTCATCCGTTGTTGGGATTACAGCCACACTCTCAAACAAATCATCCCCATCATTTGTCAGGTGTCTATGCCAGCCAACAACATCTTGAGTCCGTTCATACGTCAGACCTAATAAAACTCCATCACTTCTTACGCTCCATACAAGCATGGTTGGTTCCTGCTGAGAAGCCCAGTCAACAATCCCACCCGCTGTAATATGCTCGGCAAGTATCGTAAGGTCTGGTGCAACGTATTTAATGGAGACTGAAGTCGGATCCTCTGTCAGTTCTCTTATTTTTGTCCCGGCCCTTTGGATAAATAAGACAACATCATTTATCAGAAGTGCCTGAAGGTTCTTTGAACCCCATGTAGATTGACGTTTCACAGAAACATTGGTTACGCTCATTGGCTCATCAATCCCGGAAGCTCCCATTTTCCACTCTGCACCTTTTGTTCCTATTAGAATAATATTCTGAGGAACCATCCATTGTATCTGATTCACACCCTTTGCCGCTATGGTATAGACGAAAGCATCATCATCCTCCGTTCCAGTAGTCATGTTTTCATAATCACCAGACTTTGAAGCCCATATTGTCTGTGGGTCATCATTGGTTCTTGCCCATAAAAGTCGTTGTTCGTAGAAATCTACACAAGCCGGGTAAGCGTCGGCCCCCGTAAAGGGACTTGCCGTAAATGAAATATCAGCTATTGTCCATGCTGTATGAGAGGTTCGTGTCAGTTTTCTTGGTGGGTATGTTGGATGAGCGATATACATTGTATCTGCTGATTGTGTCACCTGCAATTCAAACAGATCAGCTTCAGCATAAGTAGTTGTAAGTTCTAAAGGTTCAGTTCCATCAAGAATAATACCTTTGTCTTTGTAAACCCTTAGATTTAAATCTGTAAATTCCAATATATAGGATTGCAATGTAGAAAAGGTGAACGATTCAAGACGTGCTTTCGGAGCAACACGCCTAACACTTACATCATCAATCTTACCAGCAAAGTCGGCAGATTTGGTGAGAGCAATAACCGTTGTCGCCCCACAAGTAATTCTTTCGGTATAGGTATCATTAGCCGTTACTGTAGTTCCATCTGTTCCACCTATACTTGGTGTGATAGTTCCGGCCGTCCTGTCTGAAAGGGTATAGATGAGTTCATAGACTTCAGCCTCGGTCAGGTCTCCGGGGTCTTGCGAAAGTGCCGATTCAGTCCCGGCTACCCCAACTGCCTTGCCTGTTACTATTGACCAGCCTGTTCCAAGTGTCCATGTCCCGGCCGCGAAAGCACCATTAGTTACATGATCCCTTCCCATAACCTCACGGACAAAATACGTTCCCGGCCTTTTAACCGCAGGGCCGTGTGGTCGGCAGATCATATTCTCAAGAGTTTCACAGCCATTGAAATACTTAGCCAAATCGGTTCTACCACGCAAAGCTGGCGAAAGTTCGCCTGCGGTAAAATTACTTATAGCTGAAGTTACCTTTGCCATATTAGTACCTTGAATTAAGCCATGTTGATGTGTCTAATTCTTCAGGGGTTCCTTCTTGCGCGTCTGTACTCTTGGCCTCTTTAAGTAATATCTTAAATTCTTCCATTATCTGATCGCCAAGCGTCTTTGACTGAACAACCGGATATGCCAAAATAGAAGCGAGCCGCAAAGAGATAGCCTTGACAAGTAGTGAGTCAAACTCGGTCGGGTTCACTATTCTTTTGATATAGGTTATTTTACAAGTCTCTTGGTCTGTAAGCAGCTTCCTTCCCTCAACCCGGAATGGATAATCATTCTCCACAGAAAGGACTCTAAGACAGTAAGGAGAGGTCGGAAGGGTGTACTGATAGGAATACCCGTATTCCGGCGTTGAAGCCAACACAGACAGTTCAGCGCGGTTTATGGCACTATTCCACGGGTGCATCCTCAAAACTTCATCAACCGTTGCTGAATATAGCTCATTACAATAATTCGCGACCTTACCACCGGCATCAATCCCCGTTATGAGAGACGCGCCTAATCGTATCAAAGCAAGATTGCATATTTTAGTTTCAGATATTGCCATGCTATCACCTTATTGCCGGGGCAAGGTACACCCCGGCAGGGTTAAGGGTTTAAGGTGCTATGGTGAGGAACACAAAGCCTGAGTTAGTGGTGGCAGTAACCCATCCACTCATACCAATATTTTCAGCCCATAGGGTGACAGCTGCTTTACCTACAGAACCGGCCGCGATAACGTCCCTCTGTACGTTCTGACCAGCGACCAGGGCCGTTTTAACCAACACATTTGACATACCCCAAGTCTGCAGCCAGAAGTAATACTCTGCTGTCACAACCGTGGGACATATACCAACTGCGACACCCGTAGCCGTGGTTACTGGAGCCTGAATCACATCCGCATAGATGTTTTTCAGAACGCTTACCCTGGAAGCCGTTGTTAAGGCCCTCTTCAGTGGTTCGTGAAGAGTAAAGATCCAACCGGCGGTAGAGGCTGCACTGGCCGGGTGTGATTTGATAAGATACAAATCCCCCATCGCAGCAGCCGCATCACCATCGGTTATTGCAAGCCAACCGTCAGCAAACGTATTCTTTGGCTGAATTGTAGCCTTAGAAGTCACCGAGACCTTATAAGCCCCGGCAGCCGCAGCTACCGGAGTCATATCAGCCTGAGGTGTAGTGACTGCCCCACTCAATATAGCAGACTGAATCAAATCGCCCGCTATGAGTGCAACCGCCCCCGCTTGAGCGTAACGAAACACTCGCCCATCATTCTTTGCAAAACGAGTACCCAAAGGATACTGTTGAGTCGCAGAGATATCCAGGCAACCCTGTTCTGGCTCACCCTGTAAATCTCTATAGAAATTGTCCATTTTATATACCTCCTATTAAGGTGCTATTGTTAAGAACACAAATCCCGTATCTCCGGCCACAGCAGCCCATCCGCTTGTCCCGACTTCTTCAGCCCATTCAGTCGTCGCGGTCTTGCCTACACAACCAGCGGTATCAACATCTCTCCTGACATCCATACCGGCAACCAGATTAGCATCAACCAGTATGTTCGCCATGCCCCACGTCTGACCCCAGAAAAAGTAATCTGCGGTTACAACCGTGGAAGCTACCCCAACCGCAACACCGGAAGGTGTCGTTGGAGCCTGAATCACATCTTTGTAAATATGCTTCAGAAGACTAATCTTGGAAGACGTTGTGATCGCTCTTTTTAGGGGTTCATACAGCGTTAGGATGATGTTGGTCGCTGAAAGTGGGTGCGACTTGACAAGATATAAGTCACCCATTGCGTTAGCGGCATCTCCATCAGTTACCGCCATCCAACCATCCGCATAGGTGTCTTTGGGTTGCTCAGTCGTATCTATCGCTGCCGTAACCACTTTAGTTCCAGCCGCAGCAACAGCAGGAGTCAAGCCAGTCTGACCCGTAGTGGTTGCACCCCCAAGCGGAGCAGACTGAATCAAATCACCTGCGACTAAAGCAGTTCCCCCGGCCTTCATGTACCGGAACACCCGCCCGTCATTCTTGGCGAATCTGCACCCAAGGGGATATTGCTGAGTTTCAGAAATATCCAAAATGCCCTGGGTGGGATCACCTTTTAAGTTTCTGTAGAAGTTATCCATGATTTAACCCTCCTGACAGATTACTTCGACAACCTTTTTCTCTTCCATGCGTGTTGCTCCGATTGACATAGAATAGAAGACCTGTGTTGAATAGTTCTTGTCGGCTCGCTCAGTGATTTTACCCTGAGAGTTCTGACCAACTGCAAGCAGAAGACCATCCTGCGCCCATGCGAAACAGCTACGATCTCCAGTCCCGCCACCTATGGTAGTTCTGTCAAGCGGAAGTCTTTCGCTACGGATGAACTTGAACCCGAGATAGGTATCAATTTCGCCCTTAACAAGAGCCTTTACCGTGTTGTAGTCGGAGCTTTTGATGTCAGCAAGGACCAACAGATCAGACAGAACACTTGCGCTACAAGAAAAATAGCGGGGGATGCTCTCATCTACTTCGTTACCGTCCAGTATTTCCTTAGCCTCTAACAGCTTGGCAATGGTAATCGTACCGGAAATATCTATCTGTTGAGATGACGGAAGAGAGGTTGAAGTGCTGCCCTCTGCACCTGTATAGGCCGTAGAGTACATGGCCTCTATAAGAGCATCATCCTCAGCCCTTCCCATTGCGAAAGCCGCGTTCTGTGCATACGCTGAAGTCGGGTCAATAAGCATTCTGACCTTATCCATATCGTCAATGAGATCAGCCCAATCATAATCAACCAGCGATACACGCCGTCTGGAGTGGGGAGTTGAGATTAACGGAGTATCTCCGTGTCGTTCAGTCCTCTTTCTAGCCGTGGTAGAACCGATCTGGTCATAAAAACCATGTTCGCCTCTCTGGGACTCTTCCCTTACGGCACTACGAAAGCGGGAACCTTTTTGCTGGCTTAACAAAGCCACATTTGCCGAATATTGTTTAACAAACGCTGTGGTGATTTCTACACTCATTTCTGTAACCTCCTGAAATTTTATTTAGTTTCAAAATCTCGGAAAGCTACCCCCTGAGGGACTTTGCCTAGCTTTAACGTCTTGTGGACGGCCTTCTTACGGCAAGCATCAGGACTCGAAATGAGCTACCCTAAAAATCAATCTATAAAGCTACGATCACATTTTGTATGAACGTCTTGTAATTAAATGTCCTTGTTTTCCCTTCCCAATAAACCTTCACCCTTCGGCCTTGTATTGAAGGGTCAAGAACTATCTCAGTCTTATTGATTACACAAAACACACCCGGCCCTACTGACTGGCCAAAGCTCTCCATATCTTTATGGAACCCAGGGCCAACTGCTATCTTATCGGGCTTAACCGATAGCTTGCCAATCATGTTTGAAAAGATTGTGGTTATCATTTGTCTTCACTCGGATATATCTTTGTGTAAAGCTCCTGCATGGCCGCTACAGCCGCAGTATGTTCAGGGTGCTTCTTGTCATGGTAAGCGTGTGTGGGATCGCCAAGTATCTTATTGATCTCCGATTGAGCTTCAACCGGGGAGCCAGCACCCTCCACGCCCTTGAGCTTGCCCTCTGTGACCATCTTACCGAGGTTGTGGAACATTCGTACCATTGCAGGATTATCACCCAACCCAGCCTCAAGGGTCTCTTTGTCTCCATCACTCACAAAGTTTCTTACGAATGATTTGGCGCCTTCAAGGTTCTCATCATATTTAGGACCCCATTCGGTTTTAAGGGCCGCAATGGTTTCAGCTTTTGATGTTTCATTTGCTGTTTTCTGTGCAGCAAACCCATCAATAGTCTGGGTGTTATACCAATCAAATATGTCTTTTACTTGCTTAGGTAACATTCCAGACTTGTGAGCCACTTCTTTAAACGCAGTTACAGCATCTTCATTCCAGGGGACACCCTCAGGGAGGTCTGGTTTTTCCAGCACATATCCATCACTCTTCTCAGGCCGGCCAAGTTTATTGAATACTCCCATCCACTCTTCATCCGTGGCTTCTTTGCCGGGGAGAACTATCTTATCCTTACCAACCATCTTCTGGCCGGACACCAACATCTTTGCCATAGAAGAGAAATCAGGCATAGCTTTTAGCGTTTCATCTTCCCGCAACTCTTCTGGCAGTTTGTCCATCCAACCTTCTGTAAAACTTCCATCCTCATTGACGATCTGCCCGATTTCGGAATCATCACTCATCTTCTGTTACCTCCATTTGTTTTTTTTGGTTTATATCTGCATTAAGTAATTTGTTAATCCTCAAATAAACATTCCTCATGCCAAGGTTAAAGGCTGTTGCATCGGCCTCACCACGTACAAAGCATGGATGGTCATAACAACAGAAACTTTCCAAGTCCTTCAAGACCTCTTTGCCCGGCTCTGAATTGAACGTGAGCCTGTAATTGACAAACATCTGATTAGGCATTACCAGCCCCCAACATTTGAGCAAGAACGGAGCTGTCCTCGACCTTGCCGGATAGCCCGGGTGCAGCCTTTGCCGCTTCACCGGCCATTGCTAGGGCCTGCTGCTGCTGCTGCTGTTGCGCCCTTCCCTCTCTGATACCCTTCACATCATCAATCTTCCTCAACCAATCAGACGGTATTCCCATCCTCTCACTAATCCCGCGTGTTATCTTGTCATCATCGAAGTTATCCATAACCGCAGGGTTTACTTCCATGAACGGGGCAACATACCCAATCGTGTCACGCATGGCCTTGACCTCTATTAGCCGCATTGCAATAGCCAGCTTGCCGAGGTATTCAATCTCATACTCTTCTATTCCTTCCGGTACAGGTGGAAGCTTACCGGACATCATCAGGATGCCTAAAGCCCTGTCAACCAACGGATTGAACAGCTCAGACTGCAACCTTCCGAGCATCGGCCCCAGGAGAAGTAGTTTCTCTTCTACTCTTTCCAACACTTCCGTAGCCGTCATGTTTTTTTTCTCAGCCAGCAGAAGAAAGAGGTCTACATAGAACGCCCGGTTGATTGTCTCACGCCTCTTGTCTTCCATCTCAAGGCCAAGACCTATGTTAGCGTCTGTGTTAAGGGGTTCGATCCTGTCCTGACTGCCACCCTTGTAGTACATCAACCCACCGGGAGTAGTCTTGAACGGGGATATAAAACCATCATCAGGCACTTGCAAGGGAGGATCAACCACCTTCTCCGCAGCCTTCAGGACCGTCTTGACCATCTTATTGAGTAACTTAATCTCCGGTAACTTCTTCATCCCGATTGAACGGCCATAGACTTCGTTTGATTCTTTATCTATACGAGTCACCATAAAGGGGAGTTGAGGATATCCACTCTCTTCAATGATCTTCTTGTCCTTCACAGCCAGATAGATTGACGCATACATCATGTTCTCTTTATCAACTTTTGAATCGTCTCTCTCTTCTCTGGGGAAGACTGCGTGTATAAAATCAAATGGATCTTCTTTCTTACTCTCAAAAGCCTTGCGGATAGACGGGCCTAAGTCAATATCAGGCCACTCCTGCATTGCCTGACGAGGCGTATAGGTGAACTTACGGTATAAGGTATCAACCAGCCCTTTAGAGTTCTCCTTGATGTAGTAATTCGATATATCAAACTCTCTGAAGTTCAAGCCCGGCTTCCCCGGCTCCCCTTTCTCAAGGAACAGACACGCTGTACCAATACTTCCGAGCTTCTTGAAGTAGTTGTGTATCATCTGCCCGAAGTTAGACAGTGCAAGCTCTTCTAATAAAACTCTCCCAGCTTCCCCGAACCACCATGAGTCTTGGCTATCAGGGTTCCGATCCTTAAGCAACAGCCATCTACCATTACACAGGTGTCCATACATACCAGCCGCAAAGATGTCGTTGGCATCAATCGCGGTACAATCAAAGACAGTTTCCATCCGCTTCCCGCCTTTGGTCTTAACTCCAGTTATCCCACCATAACGAGGCGCCACGTACTCCGTGACCTCTTCCCAGTGAGATTCCCAAGTAGCGCGGTCTGACTTCATCTTCTCGACGCGCTTGAGTATCTCTTCAACTTTTTTCTGTTCAACCATGGTTGTTATCTCCAAAAAATCCCGCACTTAGTTAGTAGGGACAGTTGTGCGTCTTCAAAGGTTTTCTTCCCACAGTTTTTCAATGTCAAAAACTGCTTAGGAGTTAGTGAAACTAAATCCCCCACAGAATCGATTCCATTGTTCCATAATGCGTTAAGTGTTCTTCTGTTTGTGAACACATCAGATATCAAACTTCCCTCTTTTTCGCTTACGTACCAGTTTAATAACTTTAGTGCCTTAAACTCTATTTGCCGTACATGCTCCCTAGTTACACCTAATTCTTGTCCTATACTTTCTAAGGTCTCTCCCTTAGCTCTCATTTTTAAAACGATTTTCTCCCCCGGTGGGAGTCTGTTTAGTGAGATTCCTTTCTTTTTGGCTTTACTGATAAGATGGTTACAAACATTCCTCTTTGTATCAAACCTTGACATTTGTTCTACTATCTCGTCCATATCATTCACCTAAAAGAGTCTTAGAACCTACAGTAGCTTCACTTGGATCACCTTGTGCGCCACTTAGGATAGTTGACTTACGACCTTTCATCTTTAGAATCCTGTCCTTCTCTGCTTTCTTTGCCGCTGCTACCTCCGCAGAATCGTCTCTTGGTATTGGTGCGGCGGGCTGAACTGCAGGAGGAGAACTGCTGCCCCCAAATAAAAAACTCATATCAACCTCCTAACATCTCGTATTCTGAATCTGCTACCGTCTGCCTTCGGTTTATAGTGCCCCTCTGTGGTGCAGACATCCTGAAATCAGGGTCTTTAATCCGTGCCAAGCAGTCCAACATATCGTCGTGTCCTGCAAATGGAAAGGCTTTGTACTCTTCATTGATGAAGGCTCTCACGTTGTCCTCTTGTGCTCCCTCATAGTTGACATGAACAGCCCTATCAGGGAGATACACACGATGATCTTCAAATAAAGGAAGCAACCCCATAATCCTATCAGCCTTAGATACCTGGCCACCAAGGGGTGTAATAACAAATCGGTAGTTTTCCGTACTCATTACGGTCTCAAAGTATTCAATATCAGCCTGCATACCGTACTTCTCGTAACCCACCTTCAGCGGCCTGTACTGTCTATGAAGACTGAAGATCAGATTGCCTCGCTCCGTTAGTGACAGTCTATCCCGTATGATGTCAATAATGTAATAGTTATCGTCCTCGCCCACCCCCACAACAAAGCATGCTGTATAGTCGCTTCTCTTCTTCTTCTCGTTCGCCGGATCAATCAAGATGTATATGTTGAGATGTGAGTATTGTGTTGCAGGCCAGTACCTTAGATCATCCTCGTTGAATCCTCGTATTGAATCCGCCTTGGGGTTCTGTAGCATCTGAGTAGCAAAAGTAAACGACCCCATCTCCCGACGCTTCGCAGCTAAAACTTCCTCATCAAAAAAGATCGACTTACCGCCCGTGGTCCCGTCATCCGTGGCCGGGTAGATACGAGGTATAGCAGCACTACGCTCCATGATCAGATTGTACGTGTCGTTGTAGTGATACCGTGTCCCTATGTGCCGTGTCCTACCCCCGATGGTCGTCAGGTTTCGTGATAGCTCCCATGCTCCATTGATCTTAGATATCATTTCCGGGGTCGTTACTGACTCTCTAGTCACAACATCATCATACACCATTAGCTGAAAGTGTCTGCCTGTTGGCTGTCCATCTACTAGGCCCCATGCTTCCACTGTTGCTTCCTTTGGGTTACTGTTGCGCTTGACTATTATTCCATCATCCTCCGACCATTTAGGAGATTCCTTCTGGGGGTTCTGATACAGCACTTCGGGGAACAGGGTCTTGAGCTTTGCATTAGACTCGAACTCTCTCTTGATCTGCCGGAGGAACGCCTTTGCTATCGGCCTGGTTGCGGAGAAGATCCCAACTGTAAGTTCTGGATCGTTGAGAATGTTCTGGATCGTCAGGCCATAAGTGATTATACTTGATTTGTAATGCTCCCTCGCCCACAGGTCAAGATATCCGTCAGGGTGAGACTCTACCTCTCTGCACCTATCAAACAACCAGTCCTTGTCTATGTCTTCCCTGCCTAATATGTATAATAGAAGGAAGAACAGGTCCCTGAGGGCTAGTTCTCGCATGACTCCAGGCCACTGCTTCTCCTGTAAAGCCTTGGTCATTAGTGATTGATACATCTGGTGGGTCTCGTTACGGTTCATATCCGCCTTAAATTAAGTCAAGGTACACTAACACACTTGTCAAGTCGTCCATGCCTACGCCTTCCTTATTATCGTATCAACAATGTCCAGCAAATCCCGTGAAGCTGTGAGATCAACCGTGGATTCTGACTTGATCTTTTCCACAAATGCCGCCTGCGTCCTGCCGTACAGCTCAATACCCTTGCTAATTCTCTTTTCGACATAATCCCTGCTATCTATTAAGGCAATATCTCTGCACATTCTAATCGCTTCTTCAGCGCTGGCTTCAACTTTATCGTTCAATTTTGCAATCTGTTTCTGTAATGCTTTTTGTACTTCAATGTTATTCAATAATTGATTTCCAATAGAATATGCTGTTTTCTCTGAATATCCAGCACGTTGGGCAGACTTTGTGGCATTGTAGTCTATAACGTATTCTTTAACAAATCTCTTTTGCTTCTCTGTTAGTTTTCTCTTGATAGACATTACTTGCCTTTTTCTGTCTTCTTTGTTTCTTTACAGCCGCCCTTCTTATCTCCACCCATTCGTTTGCTTGGTTTGGGTGATCTGGTTCGTGGGCCCTTTCCGTCGCGATCTGCCATAATATCCTCTCTTTATTGTGTGGCCGGGTTCAAGCGTCCTGTGGTGTAGGTTATTAACCTGGTTTTTTTGGCGCTGATGCAGCCGGCCTTATTCGTATTGTTTATATCGGCGTTTTGGTTGCGCTCTTTATCTCT